CGGCGTCCAGTAGTAGTTGCCGCCCGCTCCACCGGCTCCGACGGTGACGGTGTGTGTCGCCACCGCTGCGGTCTTTCCGGTGTAAGCCCGTGCGCCACCAGCCCCACCGGGACCGCCGGTCAGGGCGTAGCCCGCCGGAGGGCCGATGAAGGACGCTCCGCCACCGCCACCGCCAGCCACGACCCATAGGTCAATGGTGATTGCGTCGGGGTTGGTGAGCACCTGAAAGTTGCCGGACGCGGTGTAATGCACCGAGGTGTAGATGCCGTGGGTGCGGACGGTCGGTGAACCGGTCGTCGCGTAGGTGAACTTTTCGCCCCCGGCGCTGGATGCGACGACCCCGTGATCGGCTGGCCGAATAGCCATCAGGCCAAAGCGCCAATCAGCGACCAGACGTTGGTCGCCGTCTTGATGAGCGTGGCTGCGGCGAACTGGCCGTCGATCTCTTTCGCGGAGTCCTTCGAGTTGATGGTCACGCCGGTCCCTTGGGCCAGCGTGGCGTTAGCCGACCCGATGTTCTGAATAATGATCTGCGTGCCGACAGCAAAGTCCGTTGGTGAGAGGGTCGGCGGCACGGTGATCGTCTGGGCTGAACCGTTCGATGAGGTGACCATCTTCCCGGCGTCGGCCAGAACAAGCGTGTAGGTAGTGCCGAGTTGGGCGTTGATCGCCAACGGAGCAACCACGCTCCCAGCGGTCACAGCGCCCGTTACGGCTAGAGCAGAGAGTGTTCCAACTGAAGTGATGTTTGTTTGCGCGGCACCCGTGACGGTCGCAGCCGTACCAGAAGCGTTACCGGTCACGTTCCCAGTCAAAGGCCCAGCGAAAGCGGTCGCCGTCAACGTCCCAGTACCAGCGTTGTAGGTGGCCCCGCCATCAGTCTTCGGAGCCAGATCACCAGTAGCAGACTCAAACAAAGCCACCGAACAAGTCGTATCGGTCGTGTCAGCGACCGTAATGTCAGTCGGTGTTGGGGCTGCGGCCCACTTCAAACCCGTCGCTTCCGACGAATCGGCAGTCAGAACATGATTATTGGAACCCACCGCCAAACGAGAAACAGCATCAGCAGCCGTAGCCGCAACGATGTCACCCTTTGCGTCAACAATGTCGTTCTGAACAACACCGGGGGTGGTGTTTACGAACGCTTCAATATCGTCGTTGTTCTGGTTTACGTCCGCTGCGACGATAGTCGTTCCAGCGGAGAATGTATTCGTAACAGCGAGAGTTGCCATCTACCTGAGTCTCCTTGGCGTATACGTGAAAGCCAACGCGTTGACTTCCCAGTGGTTGTCTGAAGAAGGACCGCTGACCTTCATACTAATACTTCTTCCTGTCCCAAGTGTGGGCAGATTCTGTACATTCGCAGTCAAATCCGCCGAAATGGCATCCCACTCAGCCAAATACGACGAATCCGGGTCGGCATCATCCCACTTAGCCGTACCCCAACGCGATTGAGATACCTTCCCAACCACCGACAAGTCGAAAGAGTTCGTCTGTTCCGACTTATCGAAATCCTTATAAATCTGAATCGGCAACGTAATCGTTGCCTCAGCCGACAACACGACACGCGGGCGACCCCACCGCTTCTTCACAATAGGGTTCTTACCGGTCACCCACCGGGTGACAAAGTGCGAGTTGATGTGTGCCTCCGTAGAACCAACATAACGGTCACTGGTACGGTTCTGATCGTCTTCCACATCAATCAGAATCCCCGTATTGGCAACACAGCCCCCATAAACGGTCGCCGCAGCATTCGGTGGCCTAAACGCCAGCAACGGTGCGACATCAATGTCAGTCATAACCCAAGAACCGTCTGCGCTGATCGTCGGATCGTAAATGAACACACGCCTAGTTGTTACCCCGTCCGAAACCCAATCGGTCGAAACGTACAACTTGTTGTTCCCCCACGCCAACTGGGGTGGACTCGTTGTGCGAATCCGCCCATCGTCCAACGCTGGAGACAACTTGGAGAACAACCAAACAAACTGCTGTCCGTTATACAAGTAAACGCCTTCATCGGCAGACCAGAAAAATACTCCAAACGGAGAATGCACCGGGGACGACAGCGGGGTGGAACCCACGCTGTTCGTCAACGTAACCACCTGAAACGAATCAGAATCGAAACCGAAGATCGCATACACGCTGTTGGACTTGAACACCAACAGACGATCACCCATCGGGAGAAGACCGGTGATGTAATCACCGTGTTCTCCCTTGTCGATGTCTACATAATCGGCGGCGGACCATTTCTCAGGATCATTGGTGTTGCTCCACCGAACCCGATATTTGTAACTTGTCCCCGATTCGACCGTGTTGGCCGTCCACGCAAAGTTATTCCAGAAAGCCACATACTGTGCCTGCGGGAAGTTGCCCGCAGAACCATCCAACGTAAGGCCAAGGTCCGCTGCGCTGGAACCATCCCACTTGAACGAAACCTTGTCCCCCGACACCCCGTAGGCGACATTGTTCATCGTCATTCCGTACACGCGAGTACCTGCGGTGCGAGCAGTAATGCCTGTTATGTCGGTGAAGTTGCCGGTGGTGGCATAGGCGACCTTGGTGTCATAGTTGACCATCACCTGACTGGTGCCCCCATCGGTATGAAAACCCCAAATGCCCTTTATGTCGGCACTCAACGCAGTCGTGTTGAGGCGATCCACACCATCGCGCATGCGGATACCGCCGCGCGGGTCAACAAGGACGTTCAACAGGTCGGGAGATTCGTTCTCAGCGAGATTGAACTGATCTGAACGAAGGTTCAGGCCCCCGGTGAAGGCTTCCAGAACCTCTAGTTTGAACTCTCTGCGGGCCATAGCCCGCTACCACTCAACGCCACCGGTATTGGCGTATCGCAGGCGCCCCCATCCGGCTAGGAAACGATTTGAGGACCGGCTATTCGCTACCAATGGCTGAGGTGACGGCGTGTCAGCATACCTGCGTGCCACATTGTCAAGTTCGATCATGTAACTGCGCATGTACTGGTCCGCCATCGTCGGATCTTCCTGCTGCAAGTAGCATTTGGCGATAGCGTAGGTAACTAGCACAGGGTGAAATGGGGCCGGAACGTCTGGGACCGCGCTATCGCTGCTGCCCTGCCCAAACGCTGTGGCATTGCGAATCCCACGAACATAAATAGTTTCAACAGAACTAGGGGTGGGGTAGAACCGCACCGTGTCGTTCCAGTAACTCCACTCCCACGGCGTCCCTGACGAAGCAACATCCAGCGGATAGTTGGAGTCGGCATCATCGGAACCGATGTACTGCACAACATGATCGTCGGTGCGTATCGCAACGACATCACGCAAACCCTGTGTTACCGAAACGCCTACAGCAGCGAGGGTGTAATCCTTCTGGCCTGCGACCGTGGAGAACGTGGTCAAGGCATCGTAGAAGGGCCACCGCTTCTCGCTGTAAACGATTGAATCAAACCCCTGTCCGATAATGGTATTTAGAACCGTATCGGAGATATCTGTCGTGTCGATATCCACAATGGCGCGCGCCTGCGTGCGCATTTGAACAAGGGTCATATCTGCCATCAGGTGGCAGCCTTTTGCCTCGTGTGTCCGATGCAGAGGGTGGACCCGCCCACGGGACGCGCCTTACAGCGCGCCCCGTGGCGGGTCATTTCGGAACAGAACCCGTCGTGAGAAATGGGAGGTTCCCCCAAGTCGCCGGTTACACCGGGCACCATCCTCGCTCCAGAGCGTTCGCCGGGAGCGTAGTGGGATGGCGCGGAGCCGCGTGCACCTGCTAGTTCAGCATGTCTGCTGTACACAAGGGCGATTTCTCGTTTCAAGTTCTGCTCCTAGTTAGTCGGTAAGCCCGTAAATCATGCCCTGCCGGGAACGGTTGCTCGTAGTCAACTCGCCGTAGCAGAGAATCTGCGCGTAACGCGCATCCTGATTTGTGGGCCGCACGAACGGAGTTGGCTGGAACCAAGTCTCCGAATGAGCAACCAACCTCAGGTACTTGGTGTTCAAGAAGAACATCTTACCGTCAAGGTTGGTGTCGCTGTCAAAGGTCACAGGGGCGCCCTTGAAGAGCAGATTCTGGAATCCAGCATCTGCCACACGGGCATCCGTGTACCGCAACTGCGGCTGGAGTAGAGCCTCGTAAGCCTCGTACTCGTCCTGATCGCTAATGATAATGGTCGGCTGGTCGTTACCAACAGACACGTTGTTGTACATGGTCGCCATAGCGGCAACGGTTAGGACACCACCCTGATTGGTGAGAGTTGACCTCCACCAAGAGTTGTCGGCATCGGTAGCGTCGATACCAGCAAGGCCAGTTGCTGATGGTCCGTCGTTCCCAGTTCCAACTAGGGCGTTCAAACCAAACATGTCTTTGCCGCCGTTGCCAGCGCCATTCGACCAGAACATGGTGTTCATGTTCTGAATGATGGTTTCCTCAGCCTGCATGATCTTGCCTTCGAGAAGGTCAATGATCGCTGCTTCACCGTTGTTCTTGGCTTCCTCAATACCGGTGATCGTTACGCTAGCGGCGTACTGCTTCCAGTCGTACTCAGCAGCCGTAATGCCTGACTGAGCCGTAATGGAAATAGTGTCGTCGCCTGCGTAAGAACCGGCGGTTGAGTTGGTCCCGTAGATGATCGGAACAACAATCTTTGCACCCCCGCTGATGCGCCGCAATGTCTGTCCATTGGTTAGCGCATAAAACAGCGGTCGGGCAGTAAAGACGTTATCCGCCAACTTCGGAACGTAGTTCTTCAGCGTAGTGCTAAGAATCTGATTGAATGCATCATTTCCCGCAGCCATGCTAAATCACCCCTTTCTGATAGTTGTTATGAATCGGATAGTTCTTGATTTGCCAGCGAAAAAGCATCACGAATCGAATCCACCGCACGAACTGCACGCTCCACGTTTCCTTCTGAGGAACCGGGTACACCATCAATGATTTGGGCTGCACGCTTCTCTTCGACAATCTCAGCATCCTTGGCTACCGTCTGCATCTGATCCCAGTTCATGTGGGTAAATGCGGCATCAAGGTTGTTGATCTTGTTCTTCAGAGCGTGCGCATACAGCGCCTTCTCGTCAAAGTCGATACCGTCGTACTTGTCGCGGAGTGTATTCACTTCCTTCTGCAAGTTTTGCTGTCTCAACGCTCGGTTTTGTTCTTCAATGGAAGACTCAATGCGCCGCAAGCGAACTTCATCAGGGTCCACATCCTCGTAATCCCCCTGTTCAGGGGATGACGTATTGTGGTTGCCCACACCAACTCCGAATGATCCTGCCAAAGCAGTAATCGCTCCTTCCGGGTCAGCCTCTAGTGCTTGGACGATTGCCTCTCCTTGAGCCAATCTCTCACGTTCGGATGCCAACTCCTGCGTCTTACGGGTGTAATCCGCCTGACGTTGGTACCCGTTTTGAAGTTCATCCAATGAAACTCGTTCTTCACGACCGTCAACTTTGACGGTGTATGAGTTTCCTGTTGAAGTCTCTTCGTTTGCCATAAGGAATCCTTTCGGGTGTTCCTACGATAATGAAATAACTGTCCCGCTACGAGTTGGGTAGTTCCAGACCCATCTGGTTCTGCAACTGTGACAACAACTCTGGCGGTACGCCCCCGGTGGCCTCAAAGACCTGTTCGGGGACTGGACCCGGACCCATACCACCGCCCATAGGGGGCGGTGCCATTCCTCCCGGTGGAGGTGGACCCGGAGGTGGTGCCCCAGCAGGCGCGCCTTCAGGCGCTGCGGGCTGCTGCTGCACTAGGAACTTGTCAGGATTCTGCACTCCGAATCCCTCCTGCAATACGTGTCGGGCCAACTCTGTCGGGTCGATAACGACTCCAACGAGTGGCCCAACAGCGTTCATCAACGAAATGGCCTGCTGTCGTCGCGCAGTCTCATTCATCGGCTGAGTCGAACCACCCTCAACGGAGTAGTCGTACTCGCCAAGAATGTCATCCCGCGTGTAAGCGACATACAACTTCTGGTCGTTCTTGCCCGTGATGCGAACCATCTGGTCCTGCGTCATGTACTGCTGCATCAACTGGATAATCTTGCGGGCCACGTAGCCGATAAATAGTTCGATCTTGGCAAACT